GCCCCCCGTCTCTCCCCTGAGACGAGGGTTCCCGGGTTTCCGGACCCGGAAACGACCGCGGGGGGTGATCCCGTGGCCGACGGCCCAACCGCCTGCGACTGCGGCCGCGTGATCGAGCAGCCGAAGACCGGCCGGAAGCGGCGCAAGTGCGCCGTGTGCTCACCGCCGGACCTGCGCGACCGGACGCCGCGACTCGGCGTCGTGCACGACCTGCCGGCCGCGGCCGCGCCGGATGCGCCGGCGCCGGTGACGCTCGTCGGGGCGACCCAGGCCGAGCTCGCGGCCGTCGGCCGCGACGGGACACCCGAGGGCCTGATCGTGCTGACGCTGGCCGCGCAGATCGCCGCCGGCGGTGGATCGGCGGCCGGGCTGGCCGCGCTGGTCCGTGAGTTCCATGCGAGCAAGGCCCGGGCGCTCGACGGCGCGCAGTCCGGTGAGGCCGACGTGATCGACGGGATCTTCGGGACGTGAGCACCCTCACCGTGCTGATGGGCATCCCGGGGTCCGGGAAGAGCACGTTCGCCGCGACCTGGACGACGGGGCGCGTGGTGTCCGCCGACGACGTCCGGCTCGAGGGCGCGGCCGGCGCCGCGACACTGGCCAGGCTGCACCGGCAGGCACGGCGGCTGCTGGTCGCCGGGCATGACGTCACCGTCGATGCGTGCTCGACGCAGGCGCCGCGGCGCGTGGAGTGGCTCGCCCTGGCCGCCGAGCTCGACGTGCCGACGCGGCTGATCCTGTTCCCCGTCGCCGCCGACGTGGCCCAGAAGCGGAACGCGACCCGGCCGCGCGACGAGCGGGTGCCGTGGCCGGCGGTGCAGAAGTACATCCGGCAGTGGCCGGCTGCGGTCGCTGCGGCCCGGGCTGAGCCGTGGGGCGAGGTCATCGACGCGACGGCCGTCAGGGTGACCTCGGGCGTCTGGTGACCGCGGCTCTGCTCGAGCCGCTAGCCGTCCCGCCGGCGTTCGTCCACCGCCCACCCCGGGCCCGGTCGATGGCCCCCCAGCTCGGGCAGCTGTCGGCGAAGCTCGGCCGCCCGCTCGACCCGGAGCAGCACGAGGCGATCGACGTCCTGACCGGGCTGCGGGCGGACGGCAGGCCGGCGTCGCTCGAGGCCGCCATCGTCTGCCCCCGGCAGAACATGAAGACGTGGGCGTTCCAGCTGATCGCGCTCGGGCGGCTGCTGCAGCCCGGCGGTGACAAGCTCATCGTCTGGTCGGCGCACGAAGTGGCGACCTCGCAAGCGACGTTCCTCGACTTCCAGGAGCTGATCGAGACTCACCCGTGGCTCTCGACACGGGTGACGAAGGTTTCGCAGGCGAACGGCAAGGAAGGTATCCAGTTCGCCGGCGGCCGGTGGCTGCGGTTCCGGGCGCGGATCCGGACCGGTGGCCGCGGCCTGTCGGGTGACTGCGTCGTCCTTGATGAGGCGTTCGCGCTGATCGCCGCACACATGGGTGCGCTGCTGCCGATCCTGTCGACCCGGCGCCGCGCCGCAGTGTTCTACGGCTCGAGCGCAGGGCTGCCTGAGTCCGCCGTCCTGCGCGGCGTCCGGGACCGCGGACGCCTCGGCGGGTCCGGTGCGCCGGCCTACATCGAGTGGTGCGTACCGGGCTCGTTGCGCGACCCGGGCTGCGCGGCCGGCCCGAAGTGCCTACACCTCCCCGGCACCGCCGGCTGCACCCTGGACCGTGAGGACCTGGTCCTCACCGCGAACCCCGCCGCCTACGCAGACCGTCGGATCACCCTGGACTACCTGCGGGCGGAGCGGCTCGCGCTGACGCCCGAGGAGTACGCCCGGGAGCGGTTCGGGTGGTGGGACGACCCGGCGGGAGAGTCGCCGATCACGGTGGAGGCATGGGCCGCCCGCGCCGTTCCCGCCGACGAGCGGCACCTACCGGAGAACAGGCCGGTGCCGCGGCCGGTGGCCCTAGCCGTGGACACGACGAGGGGCCTGCGGTCGGCGACGGTGGCCGCAGTGGGCCGCCGTCCAGACGGCCGGCTGCACGGCGAGCTGCTGCGCATGGACGCGGGCACCGACTGGGTGGCGGCCTTCCTGCGCGACAAGCAGCGGGAGCACGGCTGCCCGGTGTTGCTGCTGGGTGGATCGGCGACGGCGCAGGCTCTTGTGCCGGACCTGGAGCGGGCGCGCGTGCGGATCGTCGAGGTTCCGACGGCGGACTACGCGGCGTCGTGCGTAGGTCTGGCGGCGGATGTCGAGGACGACCGTTGGCGGCATCTGGGGGATCCGATCGTCGCTGCGTCGGTAGCCGGCGCTGCGTCCCGGGACGTCGGCGACACCGGTGCGTGGCGGTGGTCGCCGAAGGACTCGACGTCCGACATCACGCCGTTGGTGGCGCTGACCTTGGCCCGCTGGGGCCTTCTGACCGTGGCGAAGGTCGCCTCGCGCGTCGATTGATCATGGGAGGTCGAGTGCTGCACCGTCTGCGCACCTCCGGGCGCCGCCTGCTGGCGGCGGTGCCGTCCAGCACGACGACTCTGCTCGATCTGCTGGGCGCCGGCCTGTTCGTCGTCGGGGTGTGCCTGCGGTTCGGGCTGGCCATGGCGCTCATGGTGGCCGGCGTAGCCGTGCTCGCGATGTCCTGGCAGCGGACGAGGGGCGGCGCCGCGTGAGCCTGTTCTTCCGATCGCCACCCCGGACGGAGCGTCGCTCGATCAGCTATCAGGATCTGTGGGGATCGGGTGGCGACGTCGACCTCCTCGGTTCCGGGATCGAGGGCGCCATGCGCCTGGTCCCCTTGTTCTCCGCACATCGGACGATCATCGACGCGGTCTGTTCGACGCCGTTCTACGGCTACGAGACGCTGCCCAACGGGACGCCGAGGCGGCTCGCGCCGCAGCCGAACCTTCTGACCAAGCCCCTGATCGGGACGGCGTTCACGTGGAAGCAGCAGTGCCTCGCCGGGCTGCTGTCGGACGGGAACGCGGTCGGCCTGGTCACGGGCATCGACCGGCACGGGTACGCCGACCAGCTGTTCTGGACGAACCCGAACGACGTCACCATCGACGACTCCGAGCCGATGAGGCCGCTCTACTACTACCGCGGCCGCAAGCTCAACCGCGGCGAGTTCGTCCACATCCCGTGGATCGTCCCGGCGGGCAAGGTCCGCGGGCTGTCGCCGCTCAAGGCATTCCAGACGGCGTTCGAGATGGGTGCCGCGGCGCAGGCGATGGGCCGGGACTGGTACGTGAACGGGGCGATCCCCTCGGGCCACCTGAAGTCCAACGCCATCCTGGACAAGCCGGCCGCGACCGAGGCGAAGGCCAACTTTAAGGCCGCGGTCGTCGGCCGCGACGTGCTCGTCACCGGCGACGACTGGGACTACAAGACCATCGGAGTACCCGCCGACGAGGCCCGGTTCATCGAGTCGCTGAACCTCACCGCCACGCAGATCGCGAGCATCTACGGGCTTCGCCCGGAGGACATCGGCGGCGAGGCCACCGGGCCGAGCCTGGAATACAAGACGATCGAGTCGGACGAGCGGCGGTCCAATTCCCGCATCGTCCGGCCGTGGGCGGTCCGGATCGAGGAAGCCCTCACGGCTCTGCGCCCTGCGCCGGAATACACGCAGTTCGACCTCGACGCGATGGTGCGGGCCGACCTGAAGACCCGCATGGAAGCGCACGAGATCGCGCTGCGCGCGGGTGTGGAGACCCTGCCCGAGGCCCGGCGTGCGGAGAACAGGCCGCCGCTGACTCCCGATGAGCTGCAGCAGTGGATGAACACGCACGGCCGGGCGCCGGCCCGGGCCGTCGACCCGCAGGCGAAGGGACAGCCGTGACCACCAACACTGAGCGCCGGTCGACGGCTGGCGTCGTCGAGCTGCGGGCGGGCGGCGACGCCGGACAGCGCATTGGCGGGTACGCCCTGCTGTACGGGCGGTACTCGCAGAACCTGGGCGGCTACGTCGAGAAGTGCGCACTCGGCCTGGCCGACAAGAGCATCGCGGACGGCGTCGACGTCCTGTGCCGCTACCAGCACGACTCAGACATGCTGCTGGGACGGGTGAGCGCGGCCACGCTGCGGCTGACCGCCGACGACTCGGGCGTCGCCTACGAGGACGACCTCCCCGCCACGAGCTACGCCGCCGACCTGGCGGCCCTGTGTGCGCGCGGCGACGTCAGGCACTCCTCGTTCGCGTTCCGGTGCATCGAGGACGAGTGGGGATTCACCGATCAGGGTTTCCCGCTGCGGACCCTGCTGCAGGTGCTGCTCGTCGACGTCGCACCCGTGGTCACCCCGGCGTACCTGGACACCACGACCGGCCTTCGGTCGCTCGCCGAGCGTCGGGGCCTGGATCTGGGCGCCGTCACAGCGGCCGCGGCGGCCAACCAGCTCGGCGAGCTGATGCGCGCCGGCAACCCGAAGGTGATCGACCTGGGCGCCGGGGCGCCGGCGGTGCGTGACGGTGGCAGCGAGAGCGATCTGTGCGACTGCTGCCAGCAGTGCGCCGACGCGGCGGGGCCGTGCCCGGGCTGTGATTGCGAAGAGTGCCGCGGCTGCAAGCCGAAGCGCTCGACCACGACCCCCGACGGACAGGCGCAGGGAGCAACCCACGCCCGGCTGTCGGTGCAGCAACGTCGTCTGGCCCTGCTGGGCAAGCGACGGCACGACCTCTGAGGGCAGGGAGCAACCCACCTTCACCCCCCTGACCAACGCAGGCCCGGCAGCCACACGGCGCCGGGCCTTTCCTATGCCCGGAGGGCAGAGAGCATGAGCACGGCACTCGCGCAGCGGCTGATCGAGCAGCGCGCCCGCACGTGGGAGGGCATGAAGGCCACCCTCGACGCCGCGGACCTGGAGAAGCGCGACCTCACCGTCGAGGAGCAGACCGCGTACGACCAGCGGAACGCCGACCTCGACAAGTGGGACGCGCGGATCAAGGACCTGATCGGCAACGAGAAGCGCGCCATGGAAGCGGAGGCCGCCCTCGCGGACATCCTCAAGCGCCCCGTCGACGAGCGGCGCGATGACCCGCAGGCCTCGGTCAGCGAGCTGCGGTCGTTCCTGAAGGACGGCAAGACCGCGGACGGCAAGAAGACGTTCGAGGTCCGCTCGGAGAAGCCCTTCGGCACCGACGAGCTCCGGACGCTGTCGAAGTTGACGGCCGGCGCAGGCGCCAACACCGTGAAGATCTCGTTCTACGAGCGGCTGATGGCCCACCTGATCGAGGTCTCGGGCATCCTGAACGCCGGGCCGACCCTGCTGAACACCACGACCGGTGAGCAGATCCAGGTGCCCAAGACGACGGCGCACTCCACCGGTGCACTGTTCGCCGAAGCCGCGACGATCACGCCGTCGGACCCGACGTTCGGTCAGGTTCCGCTCGACGCCTACAAGTACGCCGTGCTGATCCAGGTCTCCAACGAGCTGATCACCGACACGTCGGTCGACCTGGAGGGCTACCTCGCGATGCAGGCCGGCCGCGCGGTCGGCAATGCCTTCGGCGTCCACGCCATCACCGGCACCGGCACCAGCCAGCCGAACGGCGTCGTCACGGCCGCCACCCTCGGCGTCACCGGCGCGGCGTCCGTCGTCGGCGCGTTCTCGTCCGACAACCTGATCGACCTGTTCTTCTCGGTCATCGCGCCCTACCGCAACAGCCCGTCGTGCGGGTGGCTGCTGAAGGACGCGAGCCTGGCGACCGCCCGGAAGCTGAAGGACACCACCGGCCAGTACCTGTGGCAGCCCTCGCTGCAGATCGGCGAGCCGGACACGATCCTCGGCAAGAAGGTCAACACCGACCCCAACGTCGCCGCGGTGGCCCTGTCCGCCAAGAGCGTCCTGTTCGGCGACTTCTCGCAGTACTTCGTGCGGCAGGTCAACGGCATCCAGTTCGCCCAGTCGGAGCACTTCGCGTTCTCCAGCGACCTGCAGACGTACCGGGTGACCTACCGGGCGGACGGCGACCTGGTCGACCTCACCGGAGCGATCAAGTACTTCCAGGGCAACGCGGCCTGACCACGTGCTCACCTCCGGGACGGCGCCGGCGCCCATCGGCGCCGCCCCGGCTCTCCACCCGATCACAACCAGAGAGGCAGGACCGATGGCCACCGTCATCATGCGAGGCCAGATCAGCGGCGGGTACTTCACCGACAACGGCGACGGCACCAGCACGCACCGCGAGTACCCGGCCCCCGGCAAGCCCTTCGACACCGACGCATCGACCGCGGCCCGACTCATCGGCCAGGGCATGGCCGTCGAGCCGGAGGCCGACGTCGAGTCCGCGGCGGTCGACACGTCTCCCCGCAAGCGCGGCTGACCAGACGATGGGTGTGCAGGCCGCGGCGTCCGCGCTGCCCACGGGTCCGGACGCTGCGGCCCTGCTCGCCGCCGTCCGGCAGGCGCTGGCGGTGAACCCGCTGACGCTGGACAGCGTGTTCTACTCCAGCTCGGCGTCGACGCCCGTGTTCGCCGCGCATCGCGGGGGCGGCGACGAGGCCCCGGAGCACACCGAGGCCGCCTACCGCTACGCGGCCAACCAGGGCCTGCAGGCGATCGAGGTCTCTGCCTCAACGACGTCGGACGGCCACCCGGTGTGTATGCACGACCTCACGGTCGACCGCACGACGACGCTGTCGGGCAACGTCTCGGCGTTCACCCTGACCGATCTGCAACAGAACGGCGCCGTCGACTACGGCGCGAGCTTCATCGGACCCGCGTGGCGCAATCAGCCGGTCCCGACACTGCAGCAGGCGCTGGCGGCAGTGAGCGGGCAGGCGGTGATCTTCCTGGAGCCCAAGGACGCATCTTCCAGGTCCATCACCGCGATCTTCCGTGTGCTGGACCGATTCCCGACCGCGAAGATCGTGTGGAAGTTCGCCACCCCGGGCGGCGGCGGCCTGCCGCAGCACGCGCAGATGGCGGCGGCCCGGGGATACAAGCTGTGGTCGTACCTGACGTCATCGAACCCGCAGGTCGACATCGACGGAGCGGCGGCGTCCGCCGACCTGCTGGGCGCCCCGACCGGATCGACGGACATCTACCTGCAGTCGGTGGTCGCAGCGGCCGCCGTGCGCGGCAAGCGGGTGATGTGCTGGGAAGTCCACCGTCGCAGCGAGGTCACACGACTGTTGGGCCTCGGGGTCACCGGGATGATGTGCTCGGGCCCCGCCTACGTGATGTCGTCGACGGCGCTCACCACGGCATCGGCGTGGGGGTCCGGGCTGCGGGCCGCCGGGGAGCTCTCGCACGACACCCTGCAGAACCCGGTGAACGCGCCGACGATCGACACCGCGAACCGGGCGGTGATCCTCCCATCGGGGAACAGGTCGCTGCTGCTGGGCTCGCTGTCGCCGGTGGCGAATGCCGCCGGCACCTACACGATCAGTTTCGCGATGCGCTGGGCGGTGCTCCCGGGCTCGACGCTGCACTCTGATCTGATCTTCGGGCACGCTGACGACAGCCCCTATCAGCATCAGGTGGCGACGAACGTCAACGGCTACCACCTGGTTGTCAGGCAGAACGGGCAGGTCCAGCTCTTCACGCACACCACGGGAACGACGACCGGCGTGCAGATCGGATCGACTCTCACCACGACGGCGCCGGTCGCTGGTGCCTGGCTGACCTTCACCGTGCAGGTGACGCCGACGCAGATCGTCATCACGCGGACGGACGACGTCGGCCCACCCTCGGTGACCGTCACGCACAGCCTCTACCGCGGCGGATACCTGCACCTGGCGACGGGCAACAGCGACCAGTCGCCGGCGTTCCGAGACGTCGTCATCACATGACCGGGAGGTGAGCCGTGCCCACGATCGACGTCGGAGACCTGCTGCCCGACCTTGGCGTCACGACGACCAGCAACACCACCGGCGCCCTCGCCGATCCGACCACCCTGACGCTGACGCTGAGCCTCCCGGACGGCTCCACTCGGGTCGGCACCTACCCGGCCGTCGGCGGTGACACCCTCACCATCACCCGCGCCTCGGTGGGCGCGTTCGCGACCACGTACGTCACGGCCGCTGCCGGCAGGTACACCGCCCGGTGGGTCGCCGTCGGCAGTGGCGCAGACGGGGCGCGCACGGACGCCTGGGACGTCTCCGGCGTGGATGACATCGGCATCGTGTCGCTCACCGAACTGCGCGGGTTCCTGCGCAAGAGCGAGACGGCCAGCGACGAGGAGCTGCGCCGCTTCGCCCTGCTCAGCACCGAGCTCGCCGAGGAGTACCTCGGTCGGACCCTGCGCCGTCGGACGGTCGTCGAGACCTACGACGGCGGCCGATGCGAGATCCCCCTCCTGACGACGCCCGTCCTGGCCATCACCTCGGTCACGGTGAGCGGCGCCACCGTCGACCCGACCCAGTACCGGCCCGACCTGGTGGCCGGGATCCTCACCCACCGCGGCGCCGGGTTCGGTGGCGGCCGGCTGGACGTCGTCGTCACCTACACCGCGGGCCCGACACGGTCGCTCGCCCGCTATGGCCAGGGCGTCCGCGAGATCGCCCGGCACGTCTGGGACACCCAGCGCGGCGGGTCGCAGCTCCCGCGCCAAGGCGGCGCCGGCGACGACTGGGTCTCGTCGATGGGGTACAGCGTTCCCCACCGCGTGATGGAGATGCTCGGCCGCCGGGCGCCGGGGATCGCCTGATGGCCGACACCTCCACCGCCGTCCACGACGTCATCAGCGCCGTCGTGAGCGGGCTACGTGCCGTCCCTGGGTTCAGGTCCCCATGGGCCACTTCCGAGGGCACCACCGTCTACGACACGGTCGAGGTGCTGCTCTCGGACGAGGCCGAGAAGTCGCTGCTGATCGTCGGCTGGCCCGGCCGAGACCCGGTCGGCGATGCCAACGGCGAGGCGGCAGACGCGGCGCAGGCGATCGCGACGCTGGGCACACAGCAGCACCGCGACGAGGAAGGCCTCGTGCGGTGCCTCGCCGTCCGGCAGACCGGCGACCACGAGGTCGCACAAGGGGTCGTCCCCGGCCTTCGGGCGGCATGCACAACGACCACGAACGCCGTCGACACCTGGCTACGGGCCAACGGGTCGCTGGGGCTGGTGCCCGCCTACCGGGAGCTGACGGCCCGGTTCGGTGCCGTGACCGGGTTCCGGCCGTACGTCGCCGCCGGCCTGGTCGCCGAGCTGGAGTTCACGATCGTCTACCGCGCCCGGCTGTAGCCGCGCAAACCCCCACCTGCACGCCCCCGGCCGCCGGCCGTGGGCGCTGAACCCATGCCCTGGAAGGGAGCACCGTGCCCCAGATCGTCTACGTGGGTCCGTTCGACGAGGTGACTATCCCGGCGCTCGGCATCGCATCCGCGAAGCCTGGCGAGTCGGTCGAGGTCACTGCGGACGGCGCCAAGTCTCTGCTCGACCAGGCGGATACCTGGGCGCCCGCCGGGTCGGCCGCGGCCAAGGCCGCGGCGAAGCGCGTGAAGGACACGGCGGCGCGGGTGGCCGCCCAGGAGGCGGAGCTCGAGGCAGCCGCGGCGACGGCGGCCGGTCACGACCCCGCGCCCGACGAGACCCCGGCCCCGGCCGGGCGGGAGGGCTGAGCCATGGCGACGATGCTTGACCACCAGCTCGGGATCGTGGCCGAGAGCACGTACGGCACACCGCCCGTGGTGACCCGATTCCACGAGTGGCTCGCCGGCAGCGGCATCGACTGGGATCCGAACGTGGTCGACGGGGAAGGCCTGCGCGTCGGCGCCCAGGTGCAGCGTTCGACCCGCCGCACCCCGCTCGTCGGGCACGGCACCGGCAAGCTGTCGGCCGAGCTCGCATCGAAGGGCTTCGGCGTCCTCCTCAATGCCTGCTGGGGCACGGGTGCTTGCACGCTTGTGGCCGGCTCGACGTATCAAGAGGTGTTCACCCCCGTCGTCGCCGGCACCTACCTGCCGAGCCTGGCGATTCAGGAAGGCATCGTCGTGCCCGGCGGCGCGGTGCACCCGTACACCTACGCGGGCTGCACGATCTCCGACTTCGACCTCGAGATGCCGGAGAACGGCTACGCCAAGCTGACGGCGTCGGTCGACGCGAAGTCCTTGGCCACCGCCACGGCGCTGGCCACGGCGAGCTACCCGACCAACCCGACGCTGTTCCACTCCGGGCTGCCGCTGACCGGCGCGATGACCATCGGGGGCACGCTGACTGCGGCGACCACGATCGCTCTCGCGTCGATCGCCGCGGGCACCGTCGCGGCCGTCAAGTCGTGGAAGCTGAGCGTGAAGAACACACTCGGCGAGCGGCCTGTCCTGGGGGCCCGCAACCAGCCGGTGGTCGGGCGCCGGGATCTGGTGCTGACCACGGTCGTCGAGTACGACGCGACGACGGGGACGGTCCTGCGGGACGCGCAGATCGCGCAGACGCCGACGCCGCTGCTGATCGCGGCGACCACCGCCGAAGTCTTGGCCCCGGCCACGGCGACGATGCAACTCGCCTTCGCCGCCGCGTTCGTCGACAAGGGCGCGATCCCGGTCCCGTCCGCGGGTGAGGTCGTCACGACGTCCATCGACTGGGCGATCAGGCGGCCCGAGGCTGACACCAACAACGGCGCACAGATGGTGCTCCGGACCGCCGACACGGCCCTGTAGCTCATGGGCGCTCACGGCACGGTGCAGGTCTCGGCCAGCGGGGAAGACCTCTTCAAGCTGTCCAAGGACTTGCGCCGGGCCGGGGCGACCCTGATGCAGAAGGAGCTCTACGCCGCGGTGCAACGCAGCGGCCGCCGGATCGTCGAGGTGACGAAGGAATCGGCGGGCACCCTGCCGGCCGCCGGCGGCTTCGCGGAGCGGGTGCAGGGCGCCGACTTCCGGGTGCGGCTGATGGGCGGCCGCAACCCCGGCGTGCGGATCACGGTCAACGCCAAGTCGGGCAAGCCGGTCGACGTCGCTGCCGTCGACCGGACCGGCAACGTCCGACACCCGCTGTTCGGCAATCGGCATTCCTGGCACACGACGAAGGCGCCGGCCGGGTGGTTTACCAAGCCCGCCGAGGCGACGGCACCCGACGTCCGCAAGGACTTGGAGCAGGCCGTCGCACGCATCGAACGCCAGATCACCGGCGGCTGACCGGCCGCCGCAACACCAACCGGGAGAACACGATGGACCTCACCTTCACCTGGGACGACAAGACCATCCCGTGGCTGGCCGACACCGACGAGTGGACGGCGGCCGAACTGCGAGAGGTCGAGGCGCTGGCCCGCGGCGAACTGTCGCAGCTGTCGATCACCTCGATCCGCGGCCTGATGATCGGCGTGTCCGTGGCCCGCGCCCTCGGCGTGCGGATCGCGGACGCCGACCGGCAGCTCACCTTCGGCCGGATCAACTCGATCCGCGACGAGCTCGCCGCGCAGCACGACGAGAACGACGAGCGTGCGGCCGCCCGGGCCGCGGAGCTCGCGGCGCAGGCGGACGCCGCCGTCGCGCCGCCCACCGGCCGGGTCGTCGAGTTCACCGGCGAGGCAACCATCCCCGTGACGGCCATCGAGGCGCCCACGGGTCAGGTGTCGCCCGGAGGTGCGGCGCTTTTCCCTGGGAGCGCCGAGGAGGTTCCGCCGCCCGCCTGACCCCTGCCCCGTGGCGGCCGGCCACCTACCGCGAGGTGTCGGCGCTGCGGGAGCACTACCTCGTCGACCTGGCCCTGCTCGGGATCCGCCCGTTCGAGACCGATCGGCTCGCGATTCGTGACCTGCTGCGGCTGTGCCGCACCGCCGCCGAGATGAGGAGGTCACGCGACGATGGCTAACGGCATCAGCTTCGACGTCCTCGCCATCGACAAGGCGTCGGATGCCTTGTCGAAGGTCGGCCGGGAGGTGTCCCAGCTCGGCGAGAAGGTGAGCAAGGCCAGCGGCGACATCAACGTCGACGCCGACACCAGCAAGGCGCGGGAGAAGCTCGCCGCGGTCGATGCGCAGCTCGCCCGGCTCAACGCGAAGAGCTTCAAGGTCGACGCGGACACCGCCGCGGCCGAGCGGCAGCTCGCGATCCTGCAGGCCGAGCTCAAGAAGACCACCGACGAGGACCGGCAGGCCCGGATCAACCTCGACATCTCGACCGTGCAGGCGAAGCTCCGGGCGCTGGCGGCCGAGAAGGTCGCGATCGACGTCGAGACGGGTGCGGCGTCGGCGAAGATCAAGGCGATCGAGTCGGACCTGCGGCGGGTCGACGGGCAGAAGGCCACCGCCAAGGTCGACGTCGATGCAGCCGGCGCCCTGTCGAACCTGGCGCGGATCGTGGCCGCCGTCGCGGCGATCCCGACCGTCGTCACCATCGCGGTGGGCGCCGTCGGGGCGCTCTCCGGCGCCGGCGCCGCCCTGGGCCTGGGGATGGGCGCCGGGATCGCCGGGACGCAGGGCCTCGGCGACGCCGTCAAGGCGCTAGGCGAGAAGTCGACGGCGTCCGGTGGGGCAGCGACCGTCAGCGCGTCCGCGATCCGCGCCGCCAACCAGGGGATCGTTGACGCGAAGCGTGACCTGATCCGGGCCAACGAGGACGTGGGCGACGCCGAGAAGGCCGTCACCCGGGCCCAGGAGGACGCGCAACGGGCGCAGGACGCGCTAGCCGGCGCTCGGCGCGACGCGGCCCGCGAGCTGGAGGACTACTCGCTGCGCGCGGCCGGGATGGCGCTGTCCGAGGAGTCGGCCACCCTCGGCGTCGCAGAGGCGCAGGACCGGTTACGTCGGGTCAACGAGGACAGCAAGAGCACCAGCCTTGAGCGGGCCCGCGCCGAGCTGACCGTCCGCGAGGCGATGCAGCGGGTCTCGGAGCTGTCCGTCGAGGCCAAGCGGTTGACCGAGGACAAGACCGAGGCCGACGCCAAGGGCGTCGAGGGCTCCGACAAGGTCGTCAGCGCGCAGGACCGGATCCGCGACGCGAACGAGAAGGTCGCCGACGCGCAACGGAACCTGGCCCGAGCGCAGGAGGGCGTGACCCGCGCCACCGAGAAGGTCGCCGAGGCGATGACCCGCCTGCAGGAGGCCAGCAAGCCGCAGGGCGGCGGCGGTGGCGGCGGCGTCGACAAGCTCGCCGAGGCGATGGACAACCTCGGCCCGAAGGGCCAGAAGTTCGCCCGGTACCTGCGCGACCTGGTCGACGGGCCGCTCAAGGACCTGCGGATCGCCGGGCAAGAGGCGTTCCTGCCCGGCGTGCAGTCCGGGCTCGAGCGGATGGAGAAGCTGCTGCCCGGCATCACGCCGGGCTGGGTGGCGTTCTCCCGCGAGGTCGGCACCGCGACGGGCAACGTGATCGCGATGGGCGCCGAACTGGGCGGCCCGTTCCTCAACTACGCCGCGGCCTCGCTGCGGGGCCTGGAGCCGCTGCAAGGCGTGCTGCAGGGCCTCGAGCGCGAGCTCGGCAACACCTTCGACCGGCTGGCCGATTCCGGTGAGGCCGAAAAGGCCATGAACGCCGTCGTCGACGTCCTCGGCGCCGTCACACCGCTGATCCCGCCGCTGATCGAAGCGGGCGCCGAGATCATGACGGCGCTCGGCCCTGGCCTCACGGATGTGCTCACGGAACTGGCGAAGGGGATCGAGGACAACCTGCCAGGGCTGGTGTCGATGGCCGGCCTGCTGTCGGACGTGCTGTCGGCCGTCGCGCCGATCTCGCCCGAGATCATGACGACGGTCCTCGCGTTCATCGCCTTCCGGAAGATCGGCGGCGAGCTGGGCCCGATCGTCGACATCGGGCGCGCGGCGTTCGAGAAGCTGACGACGACCCTTCGCAGCACGAAGGTCGCGACCGAGGAAACGGCGGTCGCGACCGAGGCGGCCAGCACGAAGATGTCGGGCGCCATGACGTCGCTGACGGCGGCGGCCGGTGCCGTGGTCGTGCAGGCGCACGCACTGAGCGACGAGGGCTTGGCCAAGTTCGCGAAGCTGGCGGAGGAGCACGGCCGGACGGTCCTCCCGCAGTACCGGCAGGCCCTGTCTCAAACCGGCCAAGCCATGGGCCTGGTCGCCGGCGCCGCGGACGGCGCGACTCTCGCGCTAGGGCGCCTCACGGAGGCCAACCGCGAGGAGACCGCCCAGTTCATGAGCACCGAGCAGGCGAGCTTGCGCTTCGAAGAGTCGCTCAGCCGGCTGTCACAGTCGATCGACACCAACGGGCGGTCCATCAACGTCCACACGACGGCCGGCCAGGCGAACCGTGAGGCGCTGCTCAGCCTCGTCAGCGCCGCGAACGACAACATCGGCGCCCTGGAACGCTCCGGCGCTCCGATCGGGACCGTGACGGCGGCCTACGACACGCAGCGCGCCAAGCTCGTCGACGTCGCCACCCAGCTGTTCGGGACGAAGGCGAAGGCGCAGGAGTACATCGACAAGCTGCTCGAGATCCCGGCCGCCAAGAGCACCACCGTGACGGCGAACACAGCGTCGGCCCTGACCGCGATCCGCAACCTGCTGAACGCCATCCCGCTGTCGGTCACGATCGGGGTGTCGGCGGCCACGTCGATCGCCCGGGCGGCCGGTGGGTGGGTCGTCGGCCCGGGCCGGACCGGCGTCGACAGCGTGCCGTTGATGGCCGCCCCGGACGAGTTCGTCGTCAACTCCAGCGCCTCGGCCGAGTGGGCGCCTGCGCTCGAGGCGATCAACTCCGGGGCCTCGCCGACGTCGGTGCTGGCGTCGATGTCCCCGCTCGTGCCGATGCAGCGCGGCGGCGGCGGGGGCGGCGCAACGACGGTGGTCAACAACTACTTCTCGATCTCGGGAGTCGTCGGTGACTCGTCCGAGGTGATCCGCCAGATCGGCGCAGGCCTCAAGCAGGGCGTCGAGCGCGGCGACCTCCCGCGCGACCTGTTCACCTCCAACCGCTGACCTCGCCGCGCCGCCGGGCCGTCGCGCCCTTCGCCATGCCACCAATCGGGAGGAATCACCATGGGTCTCGGCCCCTCCGCCACCATCGCGAACACCCTCGTCGACTCCGTCACCGGCGCCGGCGGCGGCGGATGGCTGCAGTTCCACGTCGGCGACCCCGGCGCCGCCGGGACGGCCAACCAGGCCGGCTCGACGACGCGGATCGCGAAGTCGCACCCGGCGGCCTCCAGCGGCACCTCGACGCAGACCGGCACGGCCACGCTCGCGTCGTGGGCCGGTGGCTCGCAGAACCTGTCGCACTGGACGGAGTGGTCGGCCAGCAGTGCGGGCACCTTCCGCGGCTCGGGCGCCTTCTCGACGCCGCGCGCAGTCGTCAACGGCGACACCCTGAACGTGTCCGGCATCGTCTGGTCGGCGACGGCGGCGAGCTGACAGAAAGGATCAGTGCCATGGCATTCGAAATCGATGGACAGCGATTCGACATAAAGATCGAGCCAGCCACCCTGGTATCTGGGATCGGCGGATTCGAGATCGTCAGCGGGAGCTTCAGTATCCCGGCGGGCACAGCGTCATTCTCCTCTGAGCTGGAGGTTGTGGAAGGAAAGGTGATCATCGCTGCCAGCTGGGTAGTGGAGACCTCAGGGTGGGGAGATGTGGAGGTTTTCGGCGCGCGTCCGGATGGCCTCGCTGGTCGCCGCTGGACGATTCTCTGTCGCAACAACAGTACCGTGAGTGCTCACGGTATCGGCTATTTCCTTAGCGTCGCTGACGCATAGCAGTCAAGCTATCGCGCTGACGGAAGGGATCGGTATCCGTGGCCATCACCACCCGCACCGGGACGGTGGTCGAGGGCAACGGCGGCGGCAGCGGCCAGACCTCGATCACGGGCACCCTGCCGACCGGGACGACGACCGGGGACGTCGTCGTCGCCACCTTCGCCCTGCCGGGCACCACCGCGCAGTTCACCGGCCCGTCTGGGTGGACTGCGCTGCACTCCCCGTTGAACATCGCGTCGACCACCGAGGTGCTCGCGTCCTACTACCGGGTGAGCCCGCCCGGCGCTCCGACCGCCTCGACATCCGGGGCCGCCGGGCGCTGCTCGGTGATCGTGCAGTCCTACGTCGGGGTGGACAACACCACGCCGATCGACGTCGCCGCTCAGACCTCGACCGGCACCGGATCCACCACCCTCGCCGCGACCGGCGTCACCACCGTCACCGCCGGCGCCCAGGTGATCTCCGCGTACATGGCGGACACCAGCTCCCGGACACCCATCGCACCGTCCGGGATGACCGCCGACGGCGCGACAGCGGCCGCCGGCGGCCGGTGCCTCGGCCTGGCCTCGGTCAACCAGGGCTCAGCGGGCGCGAGCGGGTCGAAGACCTGGACGATCACGTCGGCGGTCGCCGTCGACATGGCTGCCTTCGTGGGCGCCCTGCGGCCCGTCACCGGCCCCTCGTTCACCGGCTCGTCGTCGTCCACGGTGACCGCATCCGGCTCGCTGACGACCGGCATCACCGGCTCGGGAGCCTCAACCGTCACGGCCACCGGCGGGACGCTGCAGCTCGGCATCGGGCTCACCGGCACCTCAGCGTCCACCGTCACCGCGGCGGGCGCCCTGTCCGTCATCAGCCGGGTATTCACCGGCGTCCTTGAGATCGAGCTCGTCGCCGGATCGAACACGTGGACCGACTTCACGCCCCGGCTCGACTTCACGTCAGGGGCGCTCACGATCCGGCAGGGCCGCCCTACCGTCTTCGACGACGTCGGCGCCGCACAACTCAGCACGAGCCTGTTCAACGATGACGGCAACATCACCCCCGACAACCCCGCGGCCTCGACCCCGCTCACCGAGGGGATGCGGATCCGCTGGCGCGTCAGCAAGGGCGGCGCCACCTACGCGCGGTTCGTCGGGTGGATCAGCGACGTCACGCCCGACTTCCCCGGCGCGAGCACCCACGGATCGCGGGTTTCGGTCACCGCGGTCGACGCACTTGGTCTGCTCGGGCAACGGAAGCTGCGCAGCAACTGGACAGAGCGCGCGCTGTCCCTCGCACGCGCCGCTGGCGTCAACTGCAGCGCCTATGAGGCGACCGGCTCGGCGAACGGGATGAATCCGGCATTTACCAACTACAGCGAGAATCCGAACCTTCCCGGGACTAATGCCGTAGTGACGACAGGCATCCCGGTAATGACTGTCGGATCAGATAGGGACATGTCCGTCGGTGGCGTGGTCACCTCCAATCCTGGCGGTTTCTCCCTGGACTGCTCTAGCTCTCTGGTCGGCATCCGTACCGGTTCCAAGAGCATTTACATGCTAATCAAGCTGCCGACTACGCTAGTCACTGCAAACACAAATGTCGGACACTTCTCCGACTTCCTGCCCGTAAACTACTATGCCGCACTGATGTTGATTCCAAATGCAGGATTTCACGATCTGCACGTCTACGACGGCAATGTCACGGCGAGCCTCGGAGTTCTCAAGGCATCCGCCCCGTTCGGGCAGTGGGTCATGGTCAAGCTGTCACAGAACGGCGGCAACGCGACGCGCACAGACGTGAGTTGCGTAGTGCTCGCCGACGGATCGACCGGGAGCCTGACAAATCTGAACTTCGATATCAGGAATATCGGATGCGTCGAAATCCCTGGCGCGCGTGCCCCCCTTGGAGCAATTAGCGTCGGTGGCGTGCTGGAGTTCGGGTCGAACATCAGCATGGACTACAACGACTCATTCGTCTCCGGTGCGCAGGGTGCACTGTCATCACGGCTCGCAGACCTGCAGGCCGCTGTCTCCCGCCTGCCGATCACCTGGGCCACCGTCGGCAGCCACACGACCCAAGTGGTCACCGGGACATGGTCCGGGCGGACCGCAGTCGAGGTGCTGCAGGAGATGATGCGAACGAACCTGCTGTCCGTCGCGTGGGCGCGCAGCCGTGACTCGGTGATCTACACCATCGGGTCGGACACCGTACGACCCCTGGCCCCGATCGCCACGATCGACACCGACGCCGACTGCGACGGCCCGCCGAAGCTGACCCGCTCGCAGTCCACCCGGCCCACCCGCGTGCAGGTCGACACGTCCGGGATCTCAACTCTCATCGTCGACCAGGCGGCCGAGGCCGGGCCCGGCAACCCGGAGCGCCTGCGGACCGTGTCGACCGTCTGCGCGTCCGACACCGACCAGAAGACAATCGGCGGACTTGTGCTGGCGGCCCGCACCCGGCTGCGGATCACACAGATGGTCGTCGACCTGACGACCGCCGTCACCGACCACACCACGGAGCTGTTCAGCGAGGCCGGTGCACTGACCGGGCTGTTCCCCACGGCCCGCGTCCGGGCTGTGGTGCCGTTGTCGCACTTCGGTGTCGCGACGCGCGATTACTGGGTGCAGGGCTGGAGCGAGTCCTACAGCCCGCAGCGCGTGCTCGTCACCCTCGACACCGACCCCTGCACCACGGCGACCTACGTCACCGAGGCCTTCCCCGGTGCCAACGGCGCGGCCTGGTCGGGCACCTGGACCACCACGTTCGGTGCCGGCACCAGCGGCGCGACGTTCGACGTGCAGGCCGGCCGCGGTCGGGTCGTCAGCGGCGCCGGTGGCCAGGCCGGCAAGCGGATCGGCGCGCAGGTCGCGGACGTCGAGATCACCGGGTCGATCGTCGTGACCGGCGGCGCCGAGGGCCAGGTCTGGTGGCGCATGGACGGCGGCGGCGCGAACGGCTACGGGCTCGTGTTCTCGGCCTCGGGCGGGATCCGGCTGCAGCAGGCCGTCGCCGGGGTGGTGTCGACCCGCTACAACGCGGCCGCCGTCGGCGGCCCGGCCGTCGTCGCCAGCACCGACTACTCGTTCCGGATCCGGCACCAGGGCACCCGGCTGTCGGTCCGCACCTGGGCGACGGCCAGCGCGGAGCCCACCACCTGGCCCCTGAACGTCGTCGACTCACTGTTCACCGCGGCCGGCTACATCGGCCTCGCGCAGTGGTTCGCCAGCGGCACCGCGAGCTTCGACAACGTCACGATCACGGATGGAGCCTGATGACCCGCGCGCAGCTCTACCCGGCCGCCGACAGGACGGCGCAATGGTTCGCCGACGACCATCCCGGTGTCGAGATGGGCGCCGTCGAGCGGCTCGTCCAGCACACGACCGAGGGGTCCGGGTGGTCGAGCTACCAGGGCGGCGCAGTGGCACCGACGTGGACGGCGAAGCCGCGGCAGAGCGGCGGCCGGTGGGTGCTCGACTGGCGGCAGCACTACCCGGCGAGCATGTCGGCCCGAGCGCTGCGCCACCCAGTGGGCGGCGTCGCGACCAACACCCTGCGCTGCGCGCAGGTCGAGCTCGTCGGGACGTGCGTCCGGGGCGGCCCCGGCGTCTACTGGCCCGACCCGCCGGCCGAGCTGCTCGAGGACGTCGGCGGGTTCCTCGCGTGGCTGCACGTCGAGTGGGGCCTCGAGCTGGACGCCGCGCCGCTGTGGGTCCCGCCGTCGCCGTGGGCCGGTGACCGGCAGCGGTTCACCGTCCAGCAGTGGAAGGACTTCGCCGGCATCTGCGGCCACGAGCACGTGCCCGGGCAGGACCACCGCGACCCGGGCGCATTCCCCATCACGCGCACGCTCACCTTCGCCCGCGCCGCACTGCCACCCCCTGCCCCGACCCTGCTGGGAGACCTCATGCCTGCCACCGCCGACGAGCGCGCCGCCCTGATCGCCGACATCACCCGATCGGTCGCCGAGGCCGTCACCGGGATCGGCGCCCGGAACCCAGTGCTCGTGGACGACGGCACCGGGGCCCGCGAGCTCCCGGACGGCCGCGACATCGACGCGATCCCTACCGTGCTGGGCGAGCTGCAGCACGACCAGCGCGAGCAGGGCAAGGCGATCGCCGCGCAGGGGAAGGCGATCGGGGCGCTGGCCGTCCAGCTGGAGCAACTCCTCGCCGCCGTCCGGGCCCTGGCTGCGGCGCTGACACCGAAGCCGTGAGCGGCCTGTCACCGGAGGCGTGGGGCGTCATCGGCCTCGCCGTCACCAACCTCGGCGCCATCGCCGCGAGCTACGCCAAGGGACGCGCTGAGCGACAGCAGACCGACCGGAAGGTCGAGGAGGTGCGCGAGCTCGCGGCGCCGACCGGCAACGGCTACGCGGCCCGCACGACCGCCGCCCTCGACCGGATCGAGCGCAAGGTCGACGGGCTCGGCCGCGACGTGCTGCATCACCTGCAAGACCACAGCCGCTCCGACCTGGAGCGGCGAGACCCCGGGGAGAAATCGTGATCAACACCGTTCTGCGCGTGAGCAAGGCCGTCGCCGCCGCCATCGGCGCGTTCGCCTCCTCGCTGGCCCTGGCGCTGCCCGACGGCGTCACGACGTCGGAGTGGGTGCAGGTCGCCGTCACGACGGCGGTCACCGCGGTCACGGTCTGGGCGGCCCCCGCCAACCGGCCGGCCGACGCCGATCCGCCCCGTGCGTGAGGCGCCTGTCGTGCACGCCGCCCGCGTACTGATCGTCGGGCTGGCGGTCGTCGTGCTGATCCTGGCGGTGAACGCTGCGATGCGGGCCTCCGCCGGACCACCGCCCGTGCCGCCGGCGCCGGCGACGTCCACGTCGCCCAGCCCGGTGCCGATCCCGGATGCGGACTGGCCGGGCGTCGACCTCGTCGAGGCGTGAGGTGATCGAGCCGACCAGGCCCGCGCGGGACGGCGACCCCGCCGGCTGGTATCAGGCGCCCTCCGGTGCCGTACTGCGCTGGTGGACCGGCCAGGCGTGGGGCCACGACGTCGCCGACCTCGCCGCCCGCCCCGATCCGCCGCCAGCGTGGCGGCGCGAGCTGCCGGCGGACGACGTCACCACCGCGCTCGAGCTCCCGCGCACCGCACCCCTACAGCTCCCGCCCCGCCAGGGGCGGGCCAGGCCGGACGCCGGACGGCGTCCGGCCCCCTGACCGAAAGGACCATCCCGATGCGGACTCGCATCCTCCGGGGGCTCGCCGCCCTGGCGCTCGTGCTGAGCGTCGGCGGCGCATTCACCGCTTCGCAGGCGTCGGCCACCGAGCCGACGACGTCGTCCACGCCAGTGGCCGCCGCCACCGCGTCTCCCGCCACCGTCGCGCCGGCGCCCGCCGGCCGAGAGGTGCTCTCGACCACCGAGCGCGGTCTGTGCATCCGCAGCGGCACCGGCGAACCGCGCTCGCTGTGGTTCGTCGCCGCGACGCACACGTGCCCGGCCGGCTGGTGGCAGCCGACCACGCTCGAGCAGGCCTTCGGCCCGATCGCCCGGGCCGTGGCCGGGACGCCCGGCCCGGCCGGCCCCGCAGGACCGAAGGGCGACCCGGGCGACTCCGCCGCGAAGGTGGTCACCAAGACCGTCACCCTGACGGCATCGTCCCCGGCCTCACAGACCGTCGTCCTGACCGGCCTGCCTGCCAAGTCGTCCGCCGTCGCCGAGCTGGTCGTCACCACCGCCGGTGAGGCGCCCACCGGGGTGACCGTGCACGCCGTCGCGGTGGCCCCGGCCGCCGGCTCGACGGAGCGCAGCTTCACCGTGACGACGTCCGGCCTGACGGGGGCACAAACCTTCGCCCTGGTCATCAAGGTGCTGGCGGTCTCAGCCGCCTGACCACTCCCGCGCGCCGTTCTCCCGGGCGGCGCGCGGATGCCCGGCCCGGTCCCCGGGCAGCGAACGGCCCCCCACTACCCGGTGTGCGCCCGGGCGGTGGGGGGCCGTTTCGTGCGTTGGGGGGAGCAGCGGTCAGCGGACCTTGTGCAGGTAGGTGATGGTGGCCGTCACCTTCGTCGACGACTTGGCCTTCTGGCCGAACCCGGACGACGGCTGATCGAACGTCCCGTCGTCCTTGAGCGTGATCGTTCCGGTCTGGTCGTCCTTGAGCCCGTGCAAGTCGTACGACACTGCGTACTGCGTCCCGGGCGGGATCAGGCTGGTGTCCGCCGCGACCTCGAGCGTGAACTCGATGTTGCATCCGGCGGACCCGAAGCACTGCTTCGACGTCTCCCGCACCGTGATCTGGACGTCCTCCGCAACGAGCTGCCGCGCCGGCGCCGGCGCCGCAGCGCTCGCGCTCACGGGCTGGGCCGCCGTCGGTGGCGGGGCGGGGTCGACAGCCTGCTGAGGGGTCGGTGAGCACCCGGCGAGGACGAGGATGACGGCGGCGACGGTGACCGCTCTGCGCATGACTGCCTCCCGTTGACAGATTTCCAGACGGTACCGCCCGAAGCACGTGCGCGTCGGGCGGTCCGTCGATCTTCGGGGGAGTGGTGGCGAGCGTGCCCGTCGCCGGCGGTTAGTCACTCGTCCCGCCGGGCCTCGTCGTCGTCCATCGCGGCCATCACGCCGTCCAGCGCGGCATGCCGTAGCTCGCGGGACGGCTGCCGTCGGATCGCTGCGAGCGACCAGAGGGCGAACAGGGGGTTCCCGTCGCGTCCGAGGTACCCCCAGGCCTCGACGCGGGTGATCTCGAACGTGTGACGGGTCTCGTCGTACGGGCTGGGGGGTGATTGGGTGTCGTCCACGGTCGGACCTCCAGTGTCCGGTCGAGGCTCCCGGCCGGTGGGTGAGATCACCGGCCGGGGGCCGTGCTGTCGGTGCGTGGTGCTATGAAGCGACCCCCATGACGGCGGTCACGAGAGAGTCGCCCGGGATCTCGACGTACAGCTGGGTGGTGCTGACCTTCGCGTGGCCGAGCAGCTGCTGGACGGCGAGGATGTCGCGGTTCACCGCGTACCAATCAGTGCCGGCACGGTGGCGGCAGGTGTGGAGCGTCCAGCCGGGCGGCAGCGCGTCGGACGCCAGGACACCCACGTGGTCAGCGGTCAGGTGCGCGCCGTACGGGCTGGGGAACAGCCACCCGGCTGGCGCGGCCCGCAGCTGGGCGAGCAGCACCGGGTGCAGCGGCACCCGCCGGATGTGGCCGCCCTTCCCGTGGATCGTGAGCCACCCGTCCGCGCCGACGTCGTCGGAGTGGACCTGCGCGACCTCGCCGCGGCGCAAGCCACCGAACCGGGCGAGCTGCAGGATCAGCCGCACCCGGGACGACGCCGCGGCGACCGCGTCGGCGAAGGTCTGTACCGGCACCGGACGGGGGACCGCCCGCGGCACCCGGATCGAGGGCAGGTATAGCGACGGGTCAACGGCGATCCGGCCTGTCATCGCCAACCAGCCGTAGAAGCCGCGGATGCTGGCCCGGGCGGACTTGCGCGCTTCGGGGCCCCAGGTGGAGCGGCGCAGCACTGCCGCGAGGTCATCGACGTCGAGGCCTTCGGGGAGCCGTCGACGGTACATCGAGGCGAGCACGCCGATGTAGTGCGCTCGCTGCCGGATGGTGCCCGGCCGGCGGTTCCCGGCCTGCAGCCAGGTCAGCCACAACTCGATCAGATCAAGCCAGCGCACCTCTGTGATCAGCATCTTTGCCCCCTATGTTGCATAGCAGGGTGCAATGCTTGATCAGGTACATCCGAGACGCAATGTGTGCCTAACAAAATCAACCGTTTGCCTGACTTTAGGCTGCGGTTGGATAACGCTCCTGGTGGGTAGGAGCGACGTCGTCACGGTAACCGGCAGGTTCTTGGTTCGAGTCCAAGTGCGGGAGCTTCTCCCGGGCCTCCTCGCCGCCGCGAGGGGGCCCGCTCTGCGTTTGGGTGCCGTCCTTGAGCCACTCGTAGGGGACGCCGCAGCGCAGTGCCCATAGGCGCTGCGTCTGCTGGCCGGGCTCGATCCGTCCGTTGATCCATGTGGACACCGTGTTGCGTGCCACGCCGAGGTAGTCGGCCATCTCCTGGACGCCGACGCCCGAGATCCGCAGCGCCTTGCGCATGCGGTCCGCGACGTCCCATTCGGGGACCAGCGCGGTAGTCGTCTGCTCGCTCATGCAATGACCATTGCACACCCCCCGGGGGGTGTGCAAGAGCGTCGTTGCGATGGCTTGCGCAGTCATCGTGCAATGTGCAATGGTCTGCGCATGCCAGATCACAGCAACCACACGGCCCCCACGGTGGACCTGATCGGCAGCGCAGAGGCAGAGGTCATCCTCGACATCGACCGCGCCACCGTCACCCGTTGGGCGGCGTCCGGACGGCTCAAGCTCGTCGGCCGGCTGCCGGGCCCTCGCGGCGCGCTGCTGTTCGACCGGGCGCAGGTCCGCGCCGTGGCCGAGGAGATCAAGGCTGGCAAGGCCGCCACGACCCCCTGACCGCTGGCCCGGCCCGGTGCCACAGCCCGGGCCGGGCCGGCATCCACCCCTGATCGCACGCCGGGCGGCTGCCCCTGGGACCAGCCCCCCGAAGCGGCCCCGGCAGTGGCCTCCGGCCGCCCGGCGTGCTCACCCCCCCACCCACAGGACGGAGCGTCCGATGCAGATCGACACGGACCGAGAACAGAGCGAGGAGACCGGCGCTCGCTGGCGTGCACGGCGCAACGCCGCCGCCGACGCCTACCGCCGGACCGGCAGCAAGGAAGCCCGCAACGCGGCCATCGACGCGCACGGCCGGGCCGCCGGCTACGGCCTCGAGCACGACGAGCAGGCCCGGCCGTGACGCCCGAGACGGCGGCCGCGATGGCCGAGGACCGCGCTCGCCGCATCCTCACCGGCGGCCGCCCGGTCGACGGCCAGAACGCTGCCCTGCTCGGCCTGCTCTGCGGCTGGGCGAAGGGCTCCGACCGTGAGGCCGCGGCCGTGCTGCGGGCCGTCGCAGCCCTCGTCGAAGACCGCGACCGGCGCATCCTGGGAGAGACGTCATGACCGTGCGCATCCTCGCCGCCCTGGCCGTCATCATCGTGATGATCGTGCTGTTCGTCGCCGGGTCCGGTCGACCCGGCGCGCACCACGCCCGGCGGCCCCGCCCCCCGGTCGAGGGCGCCCCGCCGGCCTGGCCGGGCGCCGTCCTTCCTCTGGCCGACATGCCGACCATCGAGCCGCCGATCACGCCCTCGGCGCTGGTGCGCCCCTTCGTTACCCACCTCGACCAGGTGCTGGCATCCCCCGCCACCGTGCCCTTCCCGACCCCCGGCCGCCCGAACGCCAAGGTCAACGGGCATCCGCTGCTGGCCATACCGTCGTGCGGCCTGTGCCGCGACGGCAGTGAGGTCATCGGCGCCTCGTGCATCGTCTGCGGCCGGATCGGCGGCCCCCGGTGACCCGGCTCGCGGCCGCGTGCCGCACGGCCCTCGCGGAGTGGGCGGCGTCGCGGCGCGCGTTCGAGCGCGACGGGTGGCGGTCGCGGTGACCCGGCCGCGGACGGCCGAAGCGACCCAGGCGACCGGGCACGAGCTCAGCCCCGCCGACCTCGTGCTGGCGGCCGCCGCGGCGACGACGACCGACGAGCTCGCCGTCGTCCGGATGGCCGCGATCCGGTCCGGGCACCTGCTGGACCTGGTCGTCGCCACCCCCGCTCCGGACCAGCATGCCGCCGGCGTCTGGCTGCTCGGCGGCCTGCAGCACTCCCCGGACGACCCGCAGCGCCTGGCCGCCCGCATCGGCCGCATCACCCGGCGCGCCAGGCGCCCACCGACCGAGTTGTGAGCACCGCCGCCGGCGGGCCCGTACGGGCCAGGGATCCGGCCGGACGCGGAGGCGAGGCGCCGGGGAAGGCGCCAACCCTCCGCGTGGGTCCCTGGTCCGCACCGGCCCACCGACGGCCCCTGAACGGTGGCCGCGCCCACTCGGCCCGGGGCGCGGCCACCCACCACCCATCACGGAGAGGACCACTCATGCCACCCCGCAGGCGGCGGACCGCCGCCGACCCCACCGACCAGCCCACGCCGGCGCTCGCCGTCGTCCGGGACGACGCCTCCGCCGCGGCGCCGCAGTACCGCGACGTGCCCGTGGCCGACCTGGTCGACCACCCGAGCAACCCGCGCTGGGACGTCGGCGACGTGACCGAGCTCGCGGCCTCGATCAGCTCCCGCGGCGTCCTTGAGCCGCTCGTCGTCATGCCCGATGGCGACGGCTACCGCGTCGTGATGGGCCACCGCCGCCTCGCTGCCGCCCGGCTGGCGGTCGTGCCGACGGTGCCGTGCATCGTGCGCAGCGACCTGGACGACGTCGGTGCCCTGATCGACATGCTCGGCGAGAACCTGCACCGGGCGGACCTGTCGCCCATCGAGGAGGCCACGGCCTACCAGCAGCTCACGATCGAGGGCCTGGACGTCGCCGCGATCGCGACCCGCCTCGGCCGCGGCCGCGGCACCGTCGAGGGCCGGCTGCAGCTGCTCACGCTGCCCGAGCAGACCCGCTCCCGCGTCCACCACCGGGAGATCACCCTCGACCAGGCCGCCGAGCTCGCCGGGTTCGTCGACCACCCGGACCTCTATCGGCAGCTCGACAAGGTCGCCGGCACCCACGACTGGCGCTACGAGCTGCAGCGGGCCCGCTCGGCCGTCGAGCGGCGGGCGGCCGCGGCCGCAGCCCGCGCCGAGCTGGAGGCCTCCGGCATCCGCGTCGTCGACCGGAGCGACCTGCCTGGCGACGAGCGCGACTACCGCCTCACCGTGGCCCTCGGCGGCAACTACTGGGAGCGGCCGACGACCGAGCAGATCAGCGAGCACCAGGACTGCCCCGGGCACGCCGCGCTCGTCGCTCCCGCTGACAACCCGATCTGGCTGTGCCTGGCACCCGATCGGCACGGCAAGTCGTCCGTGCCCTCGGCGATCGAGCCGGCCGACGAGGGCCTCGACGCCGAGCAGGTCGCCGCCCGGCAGGCCGACCGCGCCCAGCGAGAGGCCCGTGAGGCCGAGCAGCTGGAGCTCGCCCGCGTGGCCGCGGAGGACCACCGGGAGAACGTCCGGGCCGCCGCGGCCGCTCGGGCCGAGTGGATCCGCGAGTTCACGACGTCGTCCGCACGGCTGCCGGCGAAGGCCTCCACACCGATCGCCCGCTACCTGGCCAACGCCTGCACCTACGTCCTGCTCGAGGTCGACAACGGCGACTGGGCAGCTTGGCTCGGGGTCGACCTCGACGAGATCGAGAAGCTCGCCGACGCCGGCGACGTCGACGCCATCGACCAGGCCCTGCAGGACCGCTGCCGACGCCGGGACCCACACCGGGTGCTGCTGGCCATGCTGGCCAGCTTCAGCGAGTCCGAGGAGGCCGCCCGACCGCACTGCTGGCCGTTAGAGGCGGGCACCGTGCTGCCGGGCGTCCTGGGGTGGCTCGACCTGCTCGTCGAGCTCGGGTGGACGCCGTCCAGCTGGGAGGCCGAGCGGATGGCCGCGAGCCGCTCGCAGCTCAGCGTCGACGAGCTGCTGCTGGGCGAGCAGGCGGGGGAGCAGTCGGCGGTCCGGAGCTGCCGGGTGTGCGGCTGCACCGACGACCGGGCCTGCGAGGGCGGCTGCGGGTGGGCCGAGCAGGACCTGTGCACCGCCTGCATCGACACCACCGCCGCTGTCGAGACGGTTCCGGTCGTGGGGGAGGTGCTGTAACCCCATGCCCGGGCTGTTGCACCTGGCGGCGTGCGCCGGCGAGGACCCTGAGCTGTTCTGGCCGGTCGGCCAGGGCGCCGAGGCGCTGGACGCCGTCGACCACGTGGTGCAGACCTACTGCCGCGTCTGTCCGGTGCTGGTCGAGTGCGGTCAGCGGGCCGACGAGATCGAAGCCACGGACGGCGTCTGGGGAGGGGCGCGCCGCAGCCCCGGCAGCGTGCGGCCGGACACCGACTACTGCGGCACCATGACCGGCTACTACCGCCACCGGCGGCGCCGGCAGCCCCTCTGCGAGCCCTGCCAGGCCGCCTACGACGCCCGGCTGGCCGCGAACAACGCCCGGCGCCGGCGGAAGCGTCAGCAGCTGCAGGACGACGTCGTCGAGGACCGCGTGAGCGCATGACGTGGTTCTACATCGACGACGGGTTCGTCGATCACCCCAAGGTGCTGGCCATCCCGAAGCCACAGCGCGCCCGCGCGGTCGGGATCTGGACGCAGTGCGGCGTCTGGTGCGCTCGCCACCTCACCGACGGGTACATGCCGCCCGGCGTGCCGGGGGAGTACGGGGCCCGCCCGGCCGACGTCGCCCTGCTGGTCGACTGCCGGGTGCGCCTCGGCGGCGCCGGGCTATGGGAGCGCGTCGAGGGCGGTGGCCTGCTCTTCCACGACTGGACGATCTGGCAGAAGTCGCGCGAGGAGATCGAGGCCCGCCGGGCCACCCGCGCGGCCGCCGGGCGCCTCGGCGGCCGCGCCTCCGGGGTCTCCCGCGGCGGCAAGAAGGGAAGCAAACCCGAAGCAAACCCGAAGCAAGTGCTTCCGCCCGACGCACCCGACGACGAAGCAAATGCTTCGGCAGTCGTTCCCGAATCGTTCGACAGTGGCGAAGCAGACACGAACCCCGGCCCAGCCCGGCCCGTCCCGGCCCCGAAGGGGCCCGGGACCGGGCCCGGAAGGGCCCCCCAGCCCCCCGGCCCGCCGGCGGCCGGCCCGGCGCCGGCCGGGCCCGGCGTGCCGCCGGCCGTGGTCGACTCCGGCCCGGAGCACCTCACCGGCGAAGCGATCACGGTGCTCGGGGCGCTGATGCCCGAGACGGCCTGGGAGAAGCTCGACCACGCCGCCATCGACGGCGTCTGCACCCGGCTAGCCCTGAACGGCTGGACCCGGACCACCCTCGCCACAGCGCTGCACGAACGATCTACAGCGCTCGGGAAGTCGCGCGGCGCCGGGCTGGCGATGAGCGTGCTGCGCGACCTGGACCGCGCCCACGCCCCGGCGAACCCCGCGTGCCCGAACCGGTGCACGAACGGTCTCCTCGAGGACGACGCCGGGCGGCCCCACCCGTGCCCGACCTGCCGCCCTGGCAGCGCCCGCCGGGTCGCCGAGCAACGCGCCCAGACCTACGACTACGGGCCCCGGGCCCCCGGCCGTGAAGCGTCATGAGCCCCCGGGACGACGGCCTCGAACGGACCCGCGACGGCGACCTCGTCGAACCGGCCGAGCACGACTGCGACGACGGGTGGACCGAGACCGCCGCCGGCCGACCCCGGCCCTGCGCCACCTGCAGGCCCGACACCGCCGCCCGCCTGCAGGACCAACGCGACCGCGCCGCCCGCGACTGGATCCCCCTCGCAGCCCTACGACGCCGCATCGACACCCCACCTGAAGGGAGCGAGGACCTGCCGTGAACCGCAGATGCGCTCGCTGCCACCGCCCCATCGAGTGGGCCGTCACCTGGCGCCTCGACGAGGACGCACCACCGCGTCGACGCGCCCGGATGCCCGTCGACCCCGCCGAGACCAAGACCGACGTCGCCCCGAACGTCGCCGTCCACCGCCGCGGCGGCGGAACCCTCTGGGCCCGCGTCCTCACCAGCGACGGCTACCACCTGACCTACGAGGACCTGCGCACCACCCACTTCGCCACCTGCCCCGCCCAACCCACCACCCCAGAACCGTTGCCCGACAACGTGATCCCGCTCCGCCGACAGATGCGGATCCCGACCCCCAGGACGGCCCGCTGATGGACCGCGCCCAGTACGACGCCCTTGTCGCCGACCGCATGACCGAGAAGACCCTGCAGGCCCAGGTCGGCGCCCTCGCCCGCTCCCACGGCTGGCACGTCTTCCACGTCACCTGGTCACCCGGCACCACTCCCGGATGGCCCGACTGCGTCCTCGTCCACCCCACCCGCCAGCTGCTGCTCTTCCGCGAGCTCAAGGCCGCCCGCGGCCGCGTCTCGCCTGCCCAACGCGCATGGCTCGACGTCCTCACCCGCGCCGGCGCCGACGCTGGCGTCTGGAACACCCACGACCTCGTCACCGGAAAGATCGAAAAGGAGCTCACCCCATGACCACCGCACCCGACCAGCCCCCGCAGCCGCAGGCACCCGGCGGATGGAACCCTGTCGCGACATGTCCGGGTTACGCCGATATGTTCCGTTATGTCAACCTGAGCGTTACCGGGCCCTCCCCCACCGTTATCACCGTGGGCCCCGCCGGTGTCCTGACACCCCATGTCACGACACGGCTACCGCTCCCCCGTGCCGAGCTGCAGCACGCGCCGGCGCCCGCCGAGCCCCAGGACGACGAGCTTTACACGTCGGGCGGTACCCGATGAGCGACGTCGAACCGAGCACGCAGCGAGCCGTCCGGCAGTTGCGCGCAGAGCTGGACATCGTCGGGGAGCAATGGCCGGCCTCGACCCGCAACGCGATCGATCGGGCGTGGCTGGACACGATGCGCGAAGCGCACCGCGACGGCTCGATCGACGCGCTTGCGACGCTCGCGGAGCAGCACGAGGCCGGCGGCGTGCTGGCGGACGGCGGGCCGTTCACCGCCACCGAAGTCGCCGCGTACTGCCGCATGCTCGCCGCCAACGCGCGGGGCAGTGCCCCCGTGACGGACGTCCAGGTGCTGCCGTCGCCCGACCAGGACGAGCACACCGAGCGCGAGCGCCTGCGCGCCCTGCTCGGTGAGGCGCTCGCCGGCTGGGAGCGCAAGATCGTGGACCCCGACTACGACGGCTACTACGAGCGTGCCCGGATCCGGCGAGAGGCAGGCCTCTCGTGAGGGCCGCACTGTGGGCCGCCCTGGTCATCGGCTGCGCGTCCGTGGCCGCATCCGTGGCCGCCGTCTACTGGGCGTGGCAGGCAGGCCGCGCGCATCGCGACATCGCCCGGATCCGCGCCGAACGCGAAGCCGCGAAGCTCGCCCGACGCAAGCCCACCGCGCCGACCCGCATCCTGACGCCGCCGCCGCCCGCCCGGGCCATGCTGCCGCGAAAGCCGTTCGCCGACCCCCCGCGAGCGATCCGGGCGTTCCACGGGCACCAGCTCGCCTACGTCAAGCCGCCCGGGCGCTCGTCGTTCGGCTGGCGCGGCGCCGAGTGGGCCTCGCCGACGTCGCTCGACTTCGAGACCGACGTCGCAAGCGCGCAGATCGTGGGCGCCGCCCTGACGCTCTCACCCGAGCCGATCCACCCGACACATCTCGTCCAGGCGCTCGAGCGACTCTGGGCACAGCTGCGGACCGAAGTCGCGGCCCGCCGGGCCGTCGTCGATTGCTCGGCCCGGCTGGGCGTCGTCATCGAGCCGGCCGGATCGCGCTACGGGTCGATGCCGTTCGCGATCCGGGTTCGCGTGAAGTGCTGGCCGGCCATCGAGGGCGTCACCGTGCCGCGGCGACGCGGATGGGACGTGACCCTGTGAGCGAACCGACCGCACGCCTGGAGTGGAACCGCGGCAACCGCGGGAAGGTTCTGATCGACGGGCAGGACGTGGCTGGCAGCGTCCGGCGCGCGACCCTCACCCTCGACGGAAGCGAGGCGCCGCGCCTGGTGCTCGAGCTCGACGTGCTCGACGTCGCCGCGAGCACCGACGACGAGCCGCAGCTCGTCCTCGGCCCGAAGACCGATGCACTGCTCGACCGCGCCGGCTGGCGCTCGCCGGAACAGATCCAGCAGATCATCGGACAACTGGACGCCGAGACCACGCGACGGCTCCTGCTGCTGCGCCAGGTCGAGGACCTCATCGCTGAGCGCGACCGGCTGTTCGACCGGCTCGCCATGACGTGCGGCTCGTGCCATCCGTGCAGCAACTGGGACGCCGAGGTGATGCGCCGCCTGCTCGTCGAGGTGCTGGCCGACGACAACGGCTGTCACCTCGCGGATGGCCTGCGCGAGCGCATCGGGTGGGCCCTCGACCCGTCGAAGCTCGCCGAGGCCGCCGGGGAGCCGACGTGAGCCGGGAGGAGATCGGGTCGCGCCTGCGTGGCAGCCTGCAGAGTGCTGCCGCCGGCGACGTCGACCAGCTGCGGCAGGCCACCCGCGAGGCCCGCGAGGCCGCCGCCGGCCTGCGCGAAGCGATCCGCGACTCCACCCGCGAGCGCCAGGCCGTCCGGCAGATGCTCGCCGGCATCGAGGGCCACGTCCGCCGGGTCGTCGGTGAGCGCATCGAGGCTGAGGTCGCGCGGCAGGTGGCCGACCTGGCCATCGTGACCGAGAAGGCGATGCGGGAAGCCGTGGCCAAGGTCGAACGCGAGTTCGATCGGTTGGCGCGTATCTTCACCGGCCGGGAGCGGCCGGACACGGTGCCGCTCGAGGACCTCGCCCGCCGCTACGTCGCGAGCCACGAGGACCCCGCCAAGCGCCCTACAGCGGACGGGGGGCAGCCGACGTGAGCGTGGCTCTGCAAGTCCTGCACGAGCTCGCCGCCCTGGCGCCGACGCCGTCCCCGTCGCCGGCTCCGGGGGCAGGACTGGGCGCCGGTGGTGGCCCGAAGGTGGTCACCATCGGGAAGACCGGCGAGTGGGTCGGGCCGCTCGTCGTCGGGCTGCTCGCCGGGCTGCTCGACTACTCCGCCGCCGGGCCCGTGGCGCTGCGCGACCGGGTTGCCGTGATGGGCTACTACGCCTGCACGGTCAGCATGTCCGCCGTCCTCGGCTGGACCGGCTACATCCGCGGCGAGGTGCAGGACTACAACTGGCTCATGATCGGGGCGCTGATCAGCCTGGTCGCGCACGGCGCGCTGCTGGTCGTGTTCCTGGGTCGCCCGAAGACGCTGGCGAAGGCCCTGTCGAAGCCTCTGCGGTGGAACTCGGCCGACTCGAACGCCGTGAAGATCAATCAGACGCTGCTCGGTTGGACGGTCACCGCCGGCCTGGCCGCGCCGCTGTCGGGCACGCAGGGCTTCGGGCACCTGGTTGACGGCATCGCCGGCGTCACCACGGGCGCGTGGTCATCCATCGTCACCGCGGTACTGCACTGGCTGGGAGGCTGATCATGGAATGGGTTGCGCTGGTCCTGCTGGTCTACTTCCTCGGCGTCGGCTCCCACTGGTGGCCGGGTCCTCTCGCTGTCATGACACGCGCCGTGTCGCGACTCAATAACCGCTGGTCAGACGGTGACACGACACCCGAAGACGACACCCCCGACGATGTCATGACACCCGACGAAGAGGGGGGCGACGAGGACTACACCCGCCGCGTGAGCGCCGAGAACCTCCGCGGCCCCCGGCCGCTGGACGACCTGCTCGAGGAGGCTGGCACCGGCGGAGACGACCAGCCCGAGGACGACGACCCGGACGACGACGGCAGCTTCGAGGCACGCCGCCGCTGGGTCGCCGCCCGGATGCGGGAGGGCAAGCTCTCCGCGACCGAGATCGACCGCCGCGGCGAGGCCCGCTACGGCGTCGACCGTCGCACCATCGCCCGTGACCGCCGGGACATCACACAACGGTTGGCACAGCGTCACCGCCGTGGGACCGTGGGGAGGCAGCAATGATCCCCTGGAGGCGACGACGTGGACTCGCGGAAGATGGCGCGCGCACTGGAGGACCTGCGGACCTCCCTCGGGACCACGGACATCCCAGACCCCTCGATCGACCTGATCGTCGGGGCAGCCGCTGGGGTGCTGATCGCGCTCACAGCCGACCGGTAGACGTCGGCGCCGCGCTCGTCGCGGCCATCACCATGGCGCTCGTCGCGCCCGCCGAGTACTACGGCGGCCGCGACGGCCTCGGCATGAGCCCCGTGCACGCGCTCGCCGTCCCCGGCATGGTCGAGGGCTTCCTGTTCCTCGCCCTGCTCGCCGGCCGCCTGGTCCCGCTCGCCCTCGCGCTCACCGCCTCGTCGATGCTGCTCGGCGTCCTCCGCTCGGCCGCCGACCACGGCGTGCACGGCCTCGACTGGCTCGCCGTCGCCCAGTCCCTCGGCATCACCGTCGCCGCCGTCATCGTGCTCGCCGGCACCAACAACATCCGCGAGCGCTCGCAGGCGGCCGCCGCCGACGCCGCCGCACGCGCCGCGGCCGCCGAACGCGAGCGCAACGAGCTGCAGCGCGCCGCCGAGCAGGCCGAGCGCACGGCGGCCGCCGAACGCGCCGAACGCGAACGGGAGGCCGAGCGCGCGCACGTCCGCGAGCTGCAGCGCACCCGCGCGTACGCCGACGGCGAGCGCGCACGCCTGGAGGCCGAGCAGCTCGCCGCCGAACGCGCACACGCGCTCGCGCTCGCCCAGACGCACGCCGAGCGCTCGCCCGAGCGGCCCGAGCGCTCGCCGCGTCCGCCGAGCGCTCGCCGAGCGGCGACCCGGCTGGACGACGTCACCGCGCGCCGCCGGGAGCAGGTGCAGGGCGCGTGGTCCGCTCGCGAGCACTCCGACCGGCCGATGACCGGCCCCGAGGTCGCCCAGGCACTCGGGGTCAGCAAGGGCCGCGCCCGCGGCATCATCGCCGACTGGCGCGCCGACCAACGACGACAGCAGGAGGCAGCACGATGAGCGACCTCGACGTGCACGCATGACCGCGAGGACGTGCCCGCTGTGCGGCGCCGAGCTCGCGCCCGGCGCCTCGATCGACTCCGGGTGCCTGCGTGCGGCCCGGTGGCGGCTGCGCGACGTCCCCCCGCTGCTGCGCGAGCTGGACGTCACGATCAGCCGCCAGGCCGGCCGGGGCGACGGCGGCGCCGGCGGTGACCGGGTGGACTTCGACGAGCGTGCTGCGGCGGCCGCAGCGGCGCTGCGAGACGTCCTGGCCAGGTGGGTGGCCGAGTGGGCCAGGTCGGCCCGGATCCTGGCGGCCGACGCGCCGGCCTTCGCCCGCATGATGGCCACCACCACCGGGCACGCCGCGCTGCTGGCCACCCGGGAGCTGACCGGGGTCGCGTGGGCCCCCCGGCTCGCCGGCGAGCTGCGGGACGCCTGCGACGAGGCGTGGCAGCGGGTCGACCGGCCGCCCGACACGTCGTTCAGCGGCTGGTGCACCGCGCCGGAGCAGGCCGAGCGCACGGCGGCCGCCGAACGCGCCGAACGCGAACGGGAGGCCGAGCGCGCGCACGTCCGCGAGCTGCAGCGCACCCGCGCGTACGCCGACGGCGAGCGCGCACGCCTGGAGGCCGAGCAGCTCGCCGCCGAACGCGCACACGCGCTCGCGCTCGCCCAGACGCACGCCGAGCGCTCGCCCGAGCGGCCCGAGCGCTCGCCGCGTCCGCCGAGCGCTCGCCGAGCGGCGACCCGGCTGGACGACGTCACCGCGCGCCGCCGGGAGCAGGTGCAGGGCGCGTGGTCCGCTCGCGAGCACTCCGACCGGCCGATGACCGGCCCCGAGGTCGCCCAGGCACTCGGGGTCAGCAAGGGCCGCGCCCGCGGCATCATCGCCGACTGGCGCGCCGACCAACGACGACAGCAGGAGGCAGCACGATGAGCGACCTCGACGTGCACGCATGACCGCGAGGACGTGCCCGCTGTGCGGCGCCGAGCTCGCGCCCGGCGCCTCGATCGACTCCGGGTGCCTGCGTGCGGCCCGGTGGCGGCTGCGCGACGTCCCCCCGCTGCTGCGCGAGCTGGACGTCACGATCAGCCGCCAGGCCGGCCGGGGCGACGGCGGCGCCGGCGGTGACCGGGTGGACTTCGACGAGCGTGCTGCGGCGGCCGCAGCGGCGCTGCGAGACGTCCTGGCCAGGTGGGTGGCCGAGTGGGCCAGGTCGGCCCGGATCCTGGCGGCCGACGCGCCGGCCTTCGCCCGCATGATGGCCACCACCACCGGGCACGCCGCGCTGCTGGCCACCCGGGAGCTGACCGGGGTCGCGTGGGCCCCCCGGCTCGCCGGCGAGCTGCGGGACGCCTGCGACGAGGCGTGGCAGCGGGTCGACCGGCCGCCCGACACGTCGTTCAGCGGCTGGTGCACCGCGCCGGACTGCGGGCGCGCCCTGTACGCCCTGGAGGGCGCCTCGACGGTCACCTGCCCGGGCTGCAGGACCGACTACGACGTCGACAGCTCACAGCGGCTGCTACTGGCCACCGCAGCCACCGAGACGGCCGACGCGACCACCCTCGGGCGAGCGCTGCGGATCCCGCCGTCCACCATCCGCGGGTGGCGGCATCAGCAGCGCCTCCAGCAGGCCACCGACAGCACCGGCCGGCTGCTCTACAGCCTGGACGGGCGGCCGCTGTACAGGGTGGCCGACGTGCAGGCCCTGGCCCTCGGCGCCCGAGGCCTCGTTCCCCCCGCCCGGACGGCGGCGCCCGACGAGGTGGGGCAGACTGCCGCGAGCGCCGACGAGTAGCCGACCACGGGAGGGCAACGGGATGGGTGAGCGGATCATCATCTGCCGCTACTGCCACGTCGAGATCGTCTGCGGCGGGCCGAACGCCGGGATGTACGGCTCGGCGTGGGTCGCGGCCGCAGGCGACGACCCGCGGCAGTGCATCCCCAGCGCGCCCGGGCACGCCCCCGTCACTGACAACACGCAGCGCATCGACAGGCCCGGTTACTGACCCCACGGCGGCAGGCTCGGTCGCAGGATCAGCGCGCGTTGAACGTGGCGTCGAGCAGCACCTGGTTCAGCGGGTACTTCGACTGCAGGTAGCTGGCGGCATCGCTGTGCGACACGCGGTACTCAACGATGGCGTCCCGGGCCTCCTTGGCGTGGGGGCCGCAGATCACCATGGTGTGCTCGTCGGGGTCGGCCCAGGAGGTCCCGAACTGGAGACGAAGCATGACGACGATCGAGGTACTCCGCGACCAGGCCGGGGACCTGTGGGCACTCACCTCGGACGGGCGACTGTGGCTCGCGGTGGACGGCGGTCCCTGGGAAGGACCTGCGACCCGGACCATCGACACGGTGCAGAAGCGATGGGGGCCCCTGACTCCGCTCCCGGACCAGGACGCCGCCCCGCACCGGGCGGCGCTCGCCGAGCTGATCGCCAGGCTCTACAACCCGGCGGGGCCTACGAAGTAGCGTGAGACCCGGCGCCCCTCAGCTCCGTTGTGGCTGAGGGGCGCCGTTCTGTGCCCGATTCGTAACCCTAAGCATCTGTCCGGCGCGCTAGCCTCCGGATCATGGCCGCCCGGGGAGATCGGCGCACGTTGCCGGTGTTCGTCCTGCTGTTCGTCGTCATCGTCATCGGGACCGTGGGCATGGCCCGGCCGCCTCACGACCCAGACCACAACGAGGCCGACCGCGATGCGTGCGAGGCCTGGTGGCAGATGGCCACCCGCATCTCCCGTCGTCAGCCGTACGACCTGGCCACCGAGGTCGCGGCCGCCCGGACCGTGGCCGAGCGCGGGATGGATCCCGCCATCCGTGACGCCTTGTCCTACGTCGGCGGCGCCTACCGGACGGGCGACCCGAGCGCCTTCATGCGCTCGATGAGCTCGGTGTTCGCCGCCTGCCAGTGGTTGCGCGCCGTTCCGTAGGCGTGGCGGGGTTGACGTTCTGACCTGCGACAACGCATCATCTGCTTGCCTGACTACATCAGGCCTTCAGTTACCCCTTAGCCCGGGCCCACATCCAGTGGGGTCCGGGCTTCCCTTATGCGGGGGCCGAGGGTGGGTCGGGGGTGCATCGTGGCCAAGCCGGCGAACGGTGACCCGTGGCTCAAGCACCCCTCATGGCGTGCGGTGCGCAGGCACTGGGAGCACGAGCTGCGGATCCGGGGGCTGGACTGCCAGGCCCCTTTCTGCCTGGCACCATGGCTGCCCATCACGCCCACTCCGAAGACACCATGGTCACTGGACGTGGGGCACATCGTGGCCAGGGTGCGGGCGCGCGAGCTGGGCTGGGGTGTGGAGCGAGCGAACGCACTGGCCAACACCAGGCCCGAGCATGCGCGATGTGGACGCACCGAGGGTGCAGCCGATGGAGGGCGCAGGGTGGGCGCCCTGAGGCGTGCCAAGAGGCAAGGGCCGATCACCTCGGGCACATGGTGATCATCACCATGTGATCATGATGATGGGTCGAATGTCCGAATTGGAGTTTTTAGACAGATAGGCGGAGGACCCGCCTGCCAGCCCCCCGTCTCTCCCCTGAGAC